TTGATGAGGTGGTAGAATATTGCGACCAAAGCAAAGCCAAACTTAAGTTCTTCACCAACATTGCAGAGAACCAAAGTTTGATTGAGCACAACTATAAGATGATGCAACTCTACGCACCACAGATGTCGGTGCAGTCTAAACAGCATGTCCAACACACGATTGAAAACTTTGAATGCGAATTTAATAAAACTGAGATCATTGGTATGATGCGGTCCGATGGATTCGGTGAGTTAAATTGGGAAGTTCTCAAGGAAAACTTAAACAAGATCAACAAGGACTGTGTTGACACCAATAAAGAAATATTTTAAAATTGATTTGACTTTAGCGTGCAATCAGTTATACTTATAATACAACATCGAGAGGGAATGGATGCTCACTGAAAATGTGAATTTTGGAAGGTATGGAAAGTCCTTCCAAGAGGGACTAGTACAACTTATTTTTGAAGACAGACCGTTCGCGGATCAGATCACTGAAGTACTCGATACTCAGTTTCTGGAGCTTGAATATCTGCGTACATTTGTCTCCAAAGTGATAGACTACAGAACCAAGTATGGTACCCACCCTTCGGTTGAGGCAATGATCACTATCCTGCGAACTGAAATGGATGGAGACGATGAAGTCCTACAAAATCAAGTGCGTGAATACTTCGCCCGCATTCATACACGAGAAATGTCTGACATTGAATATATTAAAGAGACCTCCCTCGATTTCTGCAAAAAGCAAAACCTTAAAGAAGCCATGATGAAGTCTGTAGGACTGCTTCAGAACTGCTCCTTCGATGAGATCTCAACCGTTATTAACGAGGCGCTTAAGCTCGGTTCCGATAACAATTTTGGCTATGATTACCTCGCCGACTTTGAGGAGCGCTTTCAAATCAAACACCGTGCTCCGGTTACCACTGGCTGGAAAGAGATTGACACCATCACTGGCGGTGGGTTAGGCAAGAGTGAGTTGGGCGTTGTCATTGCCCCCACGGGCGCGGGTAAGTCCATGGCCCTCGTGCACCTCGGCTCGCAGGCAATCAAAGAAGGCAAGACTGTCGTTCATTATACTTTGGAACTGCAGGACACCGTTATCGGTACCCGATATGATAGTTGCATTACTGGCTATCCTCTCTCCGATATCCGCAACTTTAAAGATGACATCTATGAAGAGATCAAGCAGCTTGATGGCTCGCTCATCGTTAAGGAATATCCCACCAAATCAGCCTCCACTAATACCATACGGTCACACCTTTCGCGTCTTATTAAAAGAGATATTAAGCCCGGTCTTATTATCGTAGATTATGCTGATCTGCTTAAGCCGGTAATCGTGCGCAAAGAAAAGCGCAACGAACTCGAATCAATTTATGAAGAGCTTCGCGCCCTGTCAACAGAATTCAAGTGTCCCATTTGGACAGCTTCACAGACTAACCGTTCTGGACTCAATGCCGAAGTCATTACGATGGAACAGATTTCCGAAGCATTCAATAAGTGTTTCGTTGCTGACTTCATCTTTTCGATTTCTCGCACGATTGAAGACAAGCAGAACAACCAAGGAAAAATCTTCATTGCCAAAAATCGCAATGGACCCGATGGCATTATTTATCCTATCTTCATGGATACCTCCAATGTCAAGATTCAAATCCTCCCCAAAGCCACGATGCCCACAATGGCATCTGGAGTTGCAACAAGCCCCGTGGCGCTGGGAGTGAAACAGCAGCAAGAATTGTTGCGCCAAAAATATACTAAACTAAAAAGGAAATAGAGAAGATGAGAACCCACATTCGCCGATTCAGATTATCAGATACATTCTTGGAGCCTTATAAAACAAAGGAAGTTCCATGGGGGCCACTAGGATATGTTACGTTTAAACGTACGTATTCACGACGGTTGAATGAATTTGATCCTGAAGCTACAGGGTCGGAAGAGTGGTGGCAAACGTGCAAGCGCGTCATCGAAGGCATGTTCGCCATGCAAAAAGATCATGTGTTCTTGCTCGGCCTTGAGTGGAACGATGCAAAAGCCCAGCGCACAGCCAAGGAAGCCTATGACCGACTGTTCAATCTAAAGTGGACACCACCTGGACGTGGCTTATGGATGATGGGAACTAAGTTTGTAGAGGAGAAAACCGCAGCCGGCCTCTTCAATTGTGCTTTCCGCTCTACCAAAGACCTCTCCCACAAGGGCGGCTATCTCTTTGCATGGATGATGGATGCATTGATGCTGGGTATCGGCGTTGGTTTCGACACCGAAGGCGCCGGGACCCTCACCATTAAAGAACCCCAGTATACCAATGACACACTGGTCATTGATGACTCGCGCGAAGGCTGGGTGGATTCGGTTCACCTTCTCCTTGACGGCTATTTCTTTGGGGGCAAAGTACCCAAATTTGATTACTCTGCCATCCGTCCTGCCGGCGCTCTTATCAGCGGCTTTGGTGGCACATCTAGTGGGCACGGACCCCTGAAGGAACTACACGAAAACCTTGTCAAGCTCTATAAAGATAAGGCAGGGGAAGCTATCACCTCTGTGGACATCGTCGACACCGAGAACCTGATTGGTCGCTGCGTCGTCTCCGGAAATGTCCGTCGTTCTGCTGCCCTCGCAATGGGCCGCCACGACGATAGATTATACTTGGAGATGAAGAACGATGATGAAAAGCTTTATCATCACCGTTGGGGATCAAACAACTCTTTCCACGCCGTGGTAGGCATGGACTATGAATGGCACGCGGCCCAAAGCCAAACCAATGGAGAGCCCGGATATATCTGGCTCGACAACGCCCGGACCCGCGGCCGCTTTAAGGACGGCGAACGATTCGATGACACTAACGTTGCTGGCTTTAACCCCTGCGTAGAGCAACAGCTTGAAGACGCAGAACTGTGCTGTCTGGTAGAAACCTTCCCAGCACGCCATGATAATCTTGAAGATTACTTGAGAACATTAAAGATCGCTTACTTGTATGGCAAAACTATTACCCTCTCTAATACTCATTGGCCCGAGACCAACGCGAAGATGCTCAAGAACCGACGTATCGGCTTGTCACAGTCCGGCGTTGTCCAGGCTTTCCAAAAGCATGGCCGTCGTGAAATGTACCAGTGGTGTGATCGTGCTTATCAATATGTCGCAGAGTTAGACGAAGAATATTCTAACTGGCTGTGCATTCCTAAATCCATTCGCACTACATCCATCAAGCCATCAGGAACGGTCTCTCTTTTGAACGGCTCTACTCCTGGCATTCACTTTCCCGAAGACGAATACTATATTCGACGTATCCGATTCTCGGAGGATTCAAAAGTACTTGACAAGCTGCGCACCGCAGGCTATACTATTGAAAAGGATAAGTACTCACCGCGCACCATGGTGGTGGAGTTCCCGGTTCATGAGCCACACTTTACTAAAAGCAAGCGTGACGTCAGCATGTGGGAGCAGCTTGAAATCGCTGCTCAATATCAACACTACTGGGCTGACAACTCTGTGTCTGTCACAGTCACCTTCAAAGAAGAAGAAGCCCACCAGATTAAGGATGCCCTAGAAATGTATGAGACGCGCCTCAAAGCGGTATCGTTCCTTAAATACGCGGAAACAGGGTATGTGCAGGCTCCTTATGAATCGATTACCAAAGAAACTTATGAAAAGATGAGTGCTGTTATTACCCCCCTCAAGCGAATGGACGACAACGACGGCGGGAATGGTACCAAATTTTGTACAAACGACACATGCACAATTTAGGAGGTGATGTTTGTTTCAGCCAGTCAATAGGCATGTATTAGTTCAATTGCCTAATACCTTAGAAAATACAACAGACAGCGGGATTGTTTTGCCTGCTGACTTCAAGCCAGAAGAAGACCGACACGTAGTGGCCATTGTTACTGCGTGGTCGGAAGATGTACGCTTTGCTGACCGCCTTCAAGCGGGTAGCAAGGTCGTTGTCGACAAGTCGATGGTAGAAGAAATAATGATCAATAATCAGCTGATTAACGTCGTGCTCGATAATTATATCATAGGCATTGTTGAGAAATAACGCGAGGTGCGAATGGAATGGCCATTGACAAAAACTTTTATAACGAATCCTCTGCAGCTAATTTAGGCTGGGATCCGACGTGGTTTGGGGAAAAGTATTATGACGATAAGCTCATTCGCTCCGTTAAAAAATGGCAACGCGTACGCGGACTTGCGCCTGATGGGCTGGTCGGTCCTGCTACCTTCCGCCGTATATGGACAGAGCGCCAAGCCGACATCGATGAATACAAGCCCGACACTCCTGCCTATTCTAACTACATTGTATACAATGGTAACTTCATTGCGATTGATTGGGACAAGGTGGTATTGTGGTCAGAGAATGGCGGACTTAAAGCCAGCCCCCGAAGCCACTATGACTACAGTGGCCGCCCGGGCCGAGCCATCCGCTACTTTGTTAATCACTGGGACGTGTGTTTGAGTTCAGGCGCCTGCCAGAAGGTCTTGGATAATCGCGGCATCTCCGTGCACTTCCTTATCGACAACGACGGCACCATCTACCAGACCATCGACATGCAACATGGTTGCTGGCATGCCGGCAGCGAAAGAGCCAACCGTGCGTCTGTGGGAGTCGAGATCTCTAATGCTTATTATCCTAAGTATCAAGATTGGTATATACGCAATGGCCATGGCGAGCGGCCCATGATCGAGGGCGTACGATGCCAAGGAGAAGAACTGGATCCGTTCATGGGTTTCTATCCCGTTCAAATTAGGGCCCTCAAGCAATTGTGGAAAGCTATTCATAAAGGCTTGGACATTCCCTATAGTGCCCCCCTTAATCAGTTCGATAACACAGCCACCAAATACGTACAGGACGTTAAGTACGGCGATTTTCGTGGCTTTGCCAGCCACTATCATGTTTCCAAAAACAAGATTGACTGTGCAGGGCTAGACATCAAAGCGCTCCTTGAAGAGATTGAAGGCGAGGAAGAGAGTGGGTACAGCAGCGCTAGCGCCGTCTGTGAAGATGATTCTTGAATATGATGAGATAGTAATTGGAAGTAGTTTGACCGCCGTCTTATATGCGTTCAACAATAGCCTTCCTATTTTCTTCAGCGGGGCACAACAGCCCTTTCGATTTGATCATCTGGACGCTGACTTAGACTTATCTTGTGTGGGGATGGAAAACGCTACCAGCGAGCTTCTCTCCCACGAGGGCAAGATTAACGTTGGGCTGCCCAAAAAATTGCTTTGGGAACGATTGTTGTTTGTAATTTCTCTCGCAGGCAGAGCCCCTCTAAGCAATCTCTGTGAGAGCATGCGACACAATGGACATTCTTTGATTTGTTCTAACGAATATTCCAAAATAGCCGAGGTTAAATTTCAAAAAGCTTATTATTTTGGAGACGATAATTGTTCCGGGCTAATAACAGAAAAAACACTTGCCAATCCCTCGTATATATGTTATGATTGGATAGCATTCAATCGTGGAGGAAAGCATGAAATCGACCTCATTGAAACCACCGACAACTTTGTCCATCAAATTTGGTTTTATCCTACAGATCGCGTTGATGGCAACTCTCCTGTCAAGGATGCTTGCGTAGTCTCTACACTCACCAAAGAACAGCTATTGGATTTTGATTATTCTCAAACCATGGCGAGATTTAAGATGATAGCAGAGATGAGAGACAGAGGAATGAGAGGACTTTTTAATGGCTATTCACCCACAGGCAATCCGAAATATTATAATTTTAGAACTTCTATCATCGGCCGCGAGACAAGCACGGAACCGTCGCACCCACGTTCCGCTATCTCCACGGTGGAGGTTCCAAGAATTGAAGAAGAAACTTTACTCCAAGATTTACCACAGGCTTGTGTGGGATACGATAGACTTTTAGAGAATTTATGAGTGATGGGCGCCACACACATCTAGCCGGCATCATACCGTTGGCTAACCTGACTACTGATTTTGATCTCCCCATGCCCGAGTGCCTTATGCCAGTGGACCCTGGCTTTACCGCCATCCAGAAAGCAGTGTTTGAGTGCGCCGTCGCCGGCTGCCAGACTATATGGATTGTGGCTAATGATGATTTAGCACCCTTAGTAAAGAAGGTGGTTGGGGAGTGGACATATGATCCCGTCTATTACTCGCGCTCCCACAGCATCTTTCCTAGCGAGCATCGCAAAGAGATTCCTATATATTATGTGCCTATTCACCCCAAAGATCGCGACCGACGCGATTCATATGGATGGTCAGTACTGCACGGCATTAACTCTGCGTGGAGGGTGGCTAATATTATTTCCCGTTGGGTGGTCCCCGATAAGTATTTCGTCACATTTCCAATGAGCGCCTATAACGTATATGCTCTCAGAAATTTCCGAGCAAAAATCTCAGATTTTGAAAATAACTTTTTTTTAACTCATGATGGCAAAACTGTAAAGGATAATGAACACTTGGCGTTTACTATGTTTAGTGAAGACTTCATTCAATGCCGCCGCCATGTGAACAAAACTACCACGAGAGAGTACTTAAATCCTGGGCCCGATGAAAAATACCCCCAAGAGAAGCTGCCACTCACAGAAAGGTGGTCCGCCAGGGGGTTTGACTTCGCGACTGTCTTTGAGAAGATCAGTGAAAAGAATTCACATAAAATGGACATAGATTGGTATTATGACATCTCTAAATGGTCGGAATATCAAGCTTTTATGGGTTCAGAAAATTTCATACAAAAACCATCAAATAGCTTGACAAAGGCACACACACATGTTAAATTACCATATAGAGAGGGAGAAATAGATGACGATTAAATTCGTGGGGCTTCACGCCCACAGTGTAGCAGGATCTATCTTTGATGCAATCGGGTACCCCGATGCTCACATGGATTTTGCTTTTGAGAACGGGAGCGATGCGTTAGCGCTCACGGACCATGGAAACATGAACGGACTAGCGGGACAGGTTCTGCATGCCAAGAAGATGCAGGCAGAGGGCAAAGACTTTAAACCGATTTTCGGCGTCGAGGCTTACTTCATTCCGTCTATTGAAGAATGGCGAGAAGAATATGAAACAGCCATGGCCGACAAGAAACGAGCCAGATCCGCCAAGAAAGATGCGGCATCTGGTGCGACTGTAGAAGATGAGAGCGACAGCAAGAAGCTTCAAGGGCTTCTGCGCCGCCGTCGCCATCTTATTCTACTAGCACAAAACCAAACAGGGCTTAATAACCTTTTCAAGCTCGTTTCAGAGAGCTACCAAAGCGAGAACTTTTATCGCTATCCTCGCATGGACTATGCCCTGCTAGAGAAGTATGGCGAGGGAGTAATCGCTGCCTCCGCCTGTCTCGGTGGTGTCTATGCAGGAAACTACTGGGAGAATGGAACCTATGATGACGAGGGCAACCGCACCGGTGTTGACCGTGAAGCGGCCCTCGATGCCATGCGCGATACCACTCGCCGTATGCAAGCGATCTTTGGAGATCGCTGGTATGGTGAGCTACAGTGGAACAACATTAAAGAGCAACACGAACTCAACCAGCTCATCGTTCAGATTTCTGAAGAGTTTAATATGAAGCTGATTTCCACAGCCGACAGTCACTACCCGAACCGCACTGCGTGGAAGGATAGAGAGCTATACAAGCGCCTAGGCTGGCTCGGAAAAGGAACTCCATCCTGGGGCGAGGGGGGAGAATTGCCCGCCGGTGTAGAGGAGATTGGATACGAACTGTATCCCAAGAATGGCGAGCAAATGTGGGAGAGCTACCAGAGTTATGCCCAAAGCCAAGGCTTTGAATATGACGACGACCTCGTGATGAACAGCATCACCGAAACCTATCACATCGCACACGAACGCATCGAAAGCTTTTTTCCAGATACAACCGTGCGCCTTCCGGACTTTGTTGTGCCTGCCGGCACGACAGCCACACAAGCGCTCGTTAACTATGCGCTTGAAGGCTTGCGCGAACGTGGCTTGAACGATGACAAAGAATATCTAGCGAGACTCAAGCGCGAACTAGACGTTATTGATGACCGAGGCTTCTCCAAGTATTTCTTGACGATGAAGGCTATCGCTGATGAGGCTACCAAGCAAATGCTTG